GATGCGGTCGCCGGCCATCGCGATGAGGCTCGCGATCGAAGCAGCGATGCCATCGACCGACACCGTGACGGTAGCCGGATGGCGCTTCAGCGCGTTGTAGATCGCAATGCCGTCGCTGACGGAGCCGCCGTAGCTGTTCAGCCGGACGGTGATCGTCTCGGCGTCGAGGGCAGCAACGGTCTGGACGAAGTCCTTGGCGGCGACGCTGTCGCCGTACCAGGATTCACCGATGTCGCCGTAGATCCAGATCTCGGCGTGCGGGACGGTGGTGGTGGATTGGGCCGACGCGAGCGGCCGACGGTGAATGCTGTACCAGGGCGTGGCGCTCATGCGATGACGGGTGCGTTATGCATGCTGTCATCATCGAAAAAGGACCGTCCAGGTTGACGGGGTAGTGCTGGACAACTTGCAGCAGATCTTCGAGGTCCCGCTCATCCCGAGGTGTTCGACGGAAACTTCTGCTCGATCGCTACCGCCGTACAGAGCGGGCAAATCCGGAAGCTGATGCGACTGGCGCCCGTCAGAATTTCCGGTATTCGAGCCGAGCCATCCCATCCACTGTCCGCACCACACAGGAGACCATGCCCTTGAAGAACGAAGACTACACCTCGTCCTCACAAGAGTTCGAATCGATGCACGTGTGGGAACGATATATCTCGCTTTCCAGGTCGTTCATGGAGGCGAGCCATCATCTATGCGAGAGCATGCTGGAGGAAGACTTCTCTTCCCAGTACTCGTCCAGTCGTGTGGTCTTGCATCTGGCCAGACAGGGTCTCGAACTTTTTCTGAAGGGGGCAATCGCCGCCGCCAACCCGCAGCCGAGGAAGCTAACGCACAATCTCGAAACTCTGTTCGCCCAGTATCGAGAGAGCTGCCGAGAGCCGCCGGGCTATTTTTTTGAACTGCCCGCACGGTTCCGCGCCCCTCCGAACTTGGAGCTTTTTGAATCCATGGAGGATCCAGAGCTTTTCGACGAGACCTTGGATCAACGCCACAGGTACCCAACAGACCGAGCAGGCAAGCCATTCTCGACGCCCGAGATCTTCGATCCGAAGGAAGTTCTAGAAGAGATCAACGAGCTGCAGCGAACAATGGGCATCTTGGAGTTCAAAGAAATTCGGCCGAATGGAAATCCTCCGGGTTGGCTCCACCGGCCCCGGTCGAACGACGGCGGCTGAAGCATCGTGCTGCATTTACCTGCAGTGATTCCAACGGGTGCGTCTTAGACCTCACGCGAACAAATCTCATAAATTGACGAGCGAGATAGCCCAAACAGCCGGCACAGTTCTCGCACGTTCCGCCCGTTGAACAGTTCGCGAATGCGAACATTGCGGGCCTGAATGTCAGGTGCGGGCACGTAGATGTCGTCGCCGCCGAGTCGAGCCCGCAGCCCCTCGACAATCTCACGCGCCATCGCGCCGGCCCAGGGTTCGCCGACCGACAAGCGCTCGCGCACGATCTCTGTCATCTCCTGCTGCCATAGCGCGGCATGGTCGATCCGAACGCGCACCGGCTCCGATGCGCGCTGGGGCACGATGTCATCGAACAGGCAAAGATTCACAGGCGGGTTGTCCATGCGTCGCTCGCGATAGGTGACAGGGTCAGTTGAGGATGGAAGGCCTTCGCAGGGCTCGGGGCCGGCAGCGCGGCCACTGGCGCGGGCGTCTGTACGAGCGCAACCGCGGTGGGTAGCGCAAAGAGGTCCGGCTCGAGCCCGGCCTCCAGCCGCGCCCAGAGCTTGTCGCTGAGCGTGTGCAGCCCCAGCATCTGCGCACAGAACAGCGCGTAGACTGTGCAGTCGAGCTTCTCGTTGCGCTTGCCGGCCGGCTTCAGCCAGCGGTGCTCCTCGCCGCGCCCCGTCTTCACTAGCATCCGACTCTCTGCCGTGAGCTGGTCGTAGAACTCGGCGGTCAACTCGCGCGCGAAGTGCACGTAACCCGGCCCTGGCTGGCTGACCTGCAGACGGCCGTACAGCAGATCCTTCGCAGTGTCGGTACCCACGTGCCACAGCCGCACGCCCTTGCGGATCGTCTTGCCGCGCTCGTTCACGTCGACCAGGACGCTCGCGCTCTTGATTGGCCGGCCTAGCCGGGTCTCGCCCTTCACCGCGTACAGGTTCTGGTTCGGCCGGTTGCGCACGAAGACGTAGCACTGGTGGGTAAAGTGGCCACCGGTGTCGATTGCCACTGCGTCAGCCGACATCTCGACGCCGCACACGTGCCGGTAGGTCGCCTTGATCGACGGGTCCAGTTTCAGATCCCATTCGCGCTGGTCGGCCGGGTTGCCGTAGATGACCAGGTCATCCACCACCCACATTTCCTCGCCACGCCCGAAGCCCCACACCACCAGTTCCCACCGGTCGCCCTGCACGTCCACACCGATGGCGAGCTTGACCGCGCCGCGCGGTACGGTGCGGATGGGGTGACCATGCTTGCCACGCAGCGCGAGCTGACTGGCATCGCTCTTCTCGACCTCCTCCGCGTAGGTCTCGCCACGGGTGGTGTTGATGAACGTCTTCAGGTCGCTGTCGTCTCCAGCCTGCGCCTTCTTCGCCGCCGACAGCCAGTCGCGCACGATGCTGACCCACGTCGCCTGCGGGCTGTACGCGGTCCAGCAGAAGAACGCCACGTGCTTCGGAGGCACGATCTCCTCGTCGGCCGCGTTCCTGAATCGCAGCTGGATCGGGTCGCGCTCGTCGATCCATGTGCCGCCGTGCACACCATCGATCGCCTTCCACCGACCGCGCCACGTCGCAAGGTACTCCGCCTGGTTGATGCACGCGCTGCAGTGCGGACAGACGTGGCGCACGGTCTCCGGGTCGCCGTTCGTCCACTTGAAGCCGTGCCGGGCTTCCTTGCCGCCCCAGTCGAGCGTGTGCTCGTCATCGCAGTGCGGGCAGCGAATGAAGTACTGGAAGCGCACATCGGCCTGCTGCTCGCGGTCCTCGATCAGGCTGAAGCCCTTGAGCTTCGGGGTACTGCCGGCCACCGACTTCGGGAAGGTCGCGCCCTCGATGCGCTTGTCGCCCAGTCGGAAGGCGCTGCCCTCCTTCTCGATGTCGCGATCGAAGCCGTCGGTCTCGTCGTAGTAGACGCAGTCGACCGTGATGCGGCGATAGTTCTTCGCGGCCTTGCCTCCGCGCAGGTGGAGCTGGCAGCCCAGGAACCGCTTCTTCTTGATCGTGTTGTCCTTGGACTTGCGGTTGAACTTCGGGAACACGCGGCGCATCACACGCACGTCGCGCAGCATCGGCTCCAGCTCGGTGGTGACGAAGTCGTCGCGATCCTCGTCGGTCGGCTGATAGACCGCCTGGTTGCGGCGCTTGTGCTCGGCGAAGTAGCCGATGGCCGCGAGGAAGATCTTCGTGTATCCGGTGCGTGCGGACTTCCGCCAGGTCACATGCGTGATCTCGTCGTGGCCGATGCAGTCGGCAATGGCGACCTGGTACGGGTAGGCTTCCCAGCGGCCCTGCTCGTAGCTGCTCTCCTCGCTGAGGTAGAAGTGCTCGGCCATCCACGCGGACAGCCGCATCGGCATCGGGGCCTCCAGCGGACGCAGGCCACGGCGCAGTGCAGCGTTGATCTCGTCGCGCTGCTCGGTGCCCAGGTCGACCAGGGACAGCGGTCGCTCGATCTCCATCACATCGTTCAAGCGTCGTCCTCCTCTTCGGGTTCTTCGTCAGCGTCGGCCAGCGTCATGGCCGCGGCGCGGTTGCGGGCCTTGGTGACCTCCTCGTCAAGGATGCGCAGCGCATCGCCAGGCAGGTCGACGCGACGGCGCACGCGCGGCACCAGGCCTTGCAGCAGACTGCCCACGTCGCCCGCCATCTTGGCAAGCACCAGCTCCAGCACCGAGACGGGCGCCAGCTCGCGGCGGTTCACCGCGTTGTCCATCGCGACGCGGTCGGCCTGCTCGCGGGCGAGGCGAGCCCGTTCGCGCGCCAGCTCGCCGTCGGCGCCGCGGCCCGCGGCCTGCTCGCGCAGGTGCTTGGTGTACGCGCGCAGCCAAGTCGATGCAGGCTGGCCGGCCAGCAGGATCCCGCGGCCGAGCAACTCGCTCACGGCCTGCTGGCTGACGCCGACCAGGTCGCCGAACTGCTCCTGCGTCACCGCTTGTTGGAGTGCGTCCATGGGTACAACCCCCTTAAGCACGCCCCGCAACTGCGGTGCGAACGGGGTTCGAATTACCCTTGACCGACCTCTCCCGGGAGGACCCGATGAGGGGGGTGGGGGGTGGGGTCGAGGCCTTGGCCGACCGAGGTGCGAACGTCATGCGCCCTGCCCTCCCGCCGTGAGCCCGAGCTTCGCGAGCTGCTTCTGCATGCGCTGCTCGTAGTGCGACTTGAAGCGCGCGTCGATCACGCGCTGTGCCGTGCCGACGAAGTCGAAGCGCCGGCCGTACCGCGTGCCGTTGACGAACAGCAGGACCGGCTTCACTGCACTGCCTGCGCTGAAGCGATACCGCGCCCACACGCCACGCCGCAGGTGCTGCATCTTGTCGCCGTGCTTCCACGATCCGCGGCCCTGCCTCGACTCGCCGCCGTGCGCAACGAAGTACTCCACCTTGCTGCGTTTGGCCTTCGAGCGCTTCGAGCTGGTGGCGTTGGCATCAGAGCCTGCGAGGTTGAAGGCCTGCAACTGGCTCAGGATCTTCACGATCTGCCCGCGACCCATGTTGCCGTAGGCATCGAGCTTGGCCGCCGCACCCGGCACCGCGCGTTCGTTCTTGCGCATCAGCCCGGCCTGCACGAGGATCTCCTCGAAGCGCTTCAGCGGCCGGCTGCCGCCTTCGATCTGCGGGATCAGGTAGTGCGCCCGCGACGTGCCGTCCTTCAGCCACACCATCGCCTGCAGCTTGGTCCGGCTGGCGAACGTCGTGCGCAGCGCCCTCAGCGTGAAGGCGGTCGGGTTGTCGAAGCTCGCGCGGATCTCGGCCACCTGCGCGTCACGCACCTCGCGCGTGGTGTCGTTGATGGCCTGCGCCATCACGTTCGGGTGCTCCTGCTGCAGCTCGCCGAAGGCCTTCGCGATCTGCGCCGCATCGAAGCGGATGTTCATCTTCAGCATGCCGCCCCCTTCCCCGCCACCGCGGCGGCCTTGCGCTCGCGCCACGTCGCATGCACGCCGGCCTCGACGTGCTGGCGGTACTCGTCGCCCAGGCGCAGCGCCAGGCCGGCGAGGTGCTGGTGCCGGCTCGGCTTGTCGGGCAGCGCAAGGATGACCTCGACGTCCAGCTCGGCGCGCGCATCGCGACCGCGGCGCCGCTCGATGTCGTCGAGCCAGTCGATGCGCTGCATCAGGTCGGGCTTGCGGGCGATGGAGCGCGCTTCGCAGACGCGGCGCCAGGCCTCGCTGTTCTTGTCGATGATGATGTCGGTGGTGGTCGTCATGCCGGTGGTGCTGTGGATTCCGTGGAGGCTGCTGCTCTGGTCATTCCGTCCAACCTCAGGTCGGTCGGAGGGTTGGTCGTGAAGGTTGGACGGGCTGCAGGCCGCGCCGTTGTTGACTTCGTCCAACCTCCCAACCTTCAGGAAGGGAAAGCTCACGTGCAGGGGTGCGCCCCGGCGGGGGCGCACATCCGCGCCCGCTCGCTCGCACCCACACACGGGGGCGATTTCGCGAGGAAGGTTGGGAGGTTGGACGGATTCCCCGAAAACCCAATGCCGGCGCGGGTTTGCGGCCGTCCAACCTGGCCGTCCAACCTTGTCGGGTGAGGTTGGTCGAGGTTGGACGG